TGGCAGCGGGTGAGTCAGTACGCGTTCAAGTGTCGCTGGTGCGGCGCGTTAAAGAGGCCTGACCGCTAATGCCGACCGCTGAGGATCCCGATCCGCTGGGTACCTGGTGGGATCTCGACGGGGTGAATGTCTGGCGATGCAAAATCTGCCTACGGCGGCAGGATGAGATTCACGGCATGCAGTGTCCCTTGGGGCAGGTGAAAGCGTTGGTGGCCGCGTTGGTGGAGAGTGAGGAAGCGATGGGGGAGGCGGATCTCGCCCGCGTGATCCTCTTGGCTGCGCTCGTCGGCGTGCCGGTGGCCGGCCCGGAGTTCGACTGAATGCTAGTTAACCGTATCTGTGAACAGTGCGGGACCGGTTTCGCGTCTCCGTCGCAGTGGCTGGGGCGGTTTTGCGGCAAGCCTTGTAAATACGCGTGGACACGTGCCCAACCACGCCGATGTACTCCGAAAATCTGTCGCCGTCTTCGTGACGATGAACCGATTCCTACCAGCACGCCGAGGCGATACAGCCTGCATGGCTATGTGATTCTCCGGTGGCGTGTCGGCGTCAACGTCTACGTTGAGGCGCTTGAGCATCGGGTGATCACGGGCCGCGTGTCTGAGCACGTCCATCACATCAATGGCGTCAAGAACGACAACCGTCCAGAAAACCTAAAGCCGCTCACGGAGCGAGAGCACAGCAGCGAGCACGCCTTGGTCGATTTCGATGAGGCGGCACGTCTCTACGCGGAGGGCTGGGGATTGAAGGCACTCTGGCAGAAATACGGCGTGGGCTACGTCAGCGTTATGCGCTCACTGAAGCGGCGCGGCGTGAAGATGCGCACGCTCGCCGAAGCGCACAAGTTCAGAAACCATCATCTCCTGTTGACGTTGCACAAAATCAGTCTGCCTCTGGAGGCCCGATGACGACCGTCGAACTGCTCCGCGCGGCGAAAGATCAACTCTTGACCCGCGGCTGGATCCAGCATGCGGAGCGCCGTCCTGACGGCGTGTGTCTCCAGGGAGCGGTGCTGGCCGTCGGCGGGTTCTCGTGGGAGGCGTTCGTCGCGCTGCAGGTGCTGGCGTGCGCACTACCCGAGGCGGAAAGCTATAACCCGGTCACCTATTGGAACGATGCCGAGGGGCGGACGCCGGAAGAGGTGCTCGCGCTCTTGGATCAGGCGATCGCCCGAGCGGAACAGGAAGAGGCGATCCCGGCCCCGGTGCGCGTGTGAAGGTCTGGTTCCTCGTCGTGATCGGGGGCCTCGCCGTGAGTGCGCTCGCGTATTGGCTCCTCACCGAAGACGCGGATCCGTGGACCGAGGACGACCCCCCGCGGCTGGCGACGCGGCTCGAGGCGTGGCGGCAGATCGAACGATCGAAGAAGGACGAATAACGGACGACGACACAACGGAGGCGACGGATGGGACGCGCGACACAAACCGCGACACTCGCGGGCACGGTGAAGTCGGTTCACTCGGGAAAAGGCTTCGGATTCATCGAAGGCCCCGACGGGCAGCAGTATTTCTTTCACCGCTCAGCGGTGATCGGCGGGGGCCGGTTTGACGAGATCCTCGCGGGGGATCGCGTGACGTTCGCGCCCGGCGAGGGCGAGAAAGGCCCGAGGGCCGAGCGCGTCTCCGTGGGGTAGGGCAGTTCGGCCGCCCCGCAGACGCAGCGGTCACCGGGCTCACAGGCGGGGCGCCAGACATGGACTTTGACCTGGAGGAACCAGCCACAGGCGAGCGGTTCCGCGCGGGGGAAGAGGACGATCTGGGCCATCCGGCGGACAGGATACAAAACGCGCGGGTGACGTGTCTGTCTGGCATCTAACAGAAAGGGCGCTGTGGCTGATCCCGATCTTGATCGCGCGTTGCTGATCGCCGATCTCCTCGAGGAACTTGACGAACAACGGCAGCTCACCGGGGAACTGACGATTGACCTGGACGCCGTGCGGCTGCTGCTCTCGGAAGCCCTGGCCCTGATTCAACGGCAGACGACCCGCATTGCGCGGCAGTCGGATCAGATTCGACAGTTGATGGGCCTCGTGCAGAGCGGGTCGGGCTGGCATCCGCCAATTCGGTTGGTGGACGTTGAGGACATACAGATCCCTGAAGGGATGGTTCGCGTGAGTGAGATTCGCTGGGCGCCGCACGATGGGTAGCAGGCAAGGGAGCTTCCCGGTCTGCGGCCCGACGCGGTATGTGATGACCGTTGCGCCGTATGGCCTCACGTTCGACCTCGACCGGGTGCGACGCGATCGCCAGGAGTTCTGGGGCGAGCTGATTGTGAAATGCGATCTGAAAGGCGCGAAGACGCTCGACGGCATCCTCAGCGCCTCCGATTTCAACCTGAGCGGGCAAGCGTCCCGCACGACGCGGGCCAAGTATCTCGCGGAACGGGCCCAGGCGACCGAGATTGACTGGGTGGGGCTCCTCGAGGAGTTCTGCCAGCGCGTGATCGTGTTCGACCGCGAAGGCGCGGACGCGCCGGCCTTGAAAGACATCTCGCCCCCCGAGAAGGGCGACGGCTGGACGGTGGACGGCTTGACGCTCCTGGCCCGGCAGCCGGTGATCCTGTTCGGGGACGGGGGGCAGGGCAAGAGCCTGATCGCCCTCTATCTCGCGGGGCATTTGGCGCAGCGGGGGATTCGGGTGCTGTATTGCGATTGGGAGTTCGACGGCGAGAGTCACCGGGATCGGTATGGGGCCCTCTTCGGCCCCGAGATGCCCGCGTCCCTGTGGTATTGCCGCTGTGACCGGCCGCTCGCCGCCGAAGCGGATCGGTTGCGACGCCTGGTCAAGCAATACGACATTCAGTACCTGATCTGCGATTCGATCGTCTTCGCCTGTGCCCCGGGCATTCCCGCCGAATCGGCCGAAGCCGCCTCGACCTACTTTCAAAGCCTCCGACAGATCGGCGTCGGGTCGTTCAACCTGGCCCACACGACCAAGCAGAACGGCGAGAAAGAGGACACCCGGCAACAGCAAAAGCCCTTCGGGTCGGGCTTCTGGCATAACGGGGCGCGGGCGACGTGGTTTCTCAAGGGGGTGGAAGAGCGGCGCGGCCGACTCGCCGTGGGCCTCTATCCCCGGAAGGCGAATATCGGGGCGCTTGGACCCGCGTTGGGGTGGGTGATCGACTTTGCCGGCGGGTCGATTCGGTTCAACCGCACGGACGTGGCGGACCACGGCGAGCTCGTCGGCGGGCTGAAGGTCTGGGAGCGGATGCGGGAAGAGCTCAGGACGGGACCGTTCACGATGTCGGCGTTGGCCTCGAGCCTGGACGTGCCGCTCAATACCGTGGTGCAAGAGGTGAAACGCAAGAACGGGTTGTTTACGAAGGTGGAAGGCGCGGACGGGGTGACCCGGATCGCGCTCGTGAGTGGACAGATTCAATGAGAAAGGCTTGGACCGTGACAAGTCACGTGACACCACAATCACTGTCACGCCCGTGATCGCCCTATAGAGAGACATGACAGATGTCAGTCTCTATAGGCGTCACTTGTCACGGAGCGTATTTGCTAAGGATTTAACGGCTTCTGGATCGGCTGTCACGCGACAGATCGGCTGTCACGAGCGGGGTTTTCGACCGTTGGAGGAGGGGTGTCTGATGCGGCTGGATGTCAAGGCCCGGGCGGCCGGGGACGCCGAATGAGAGTTGGGCAAACCGGACGCCGTCGGGATGGGAACGAACAGGGGATCGCGCGGGCCTTGGCGCGGATCGGGGTCCAGTGTTACGCCCTCTCGATTCCAGGATTGGGCGATCTGCTGGCGTGGCGGGCGGATACGGGATGGCAGGTGTTGGAAGTGAAAACGCCACGAGGACGCTTAACGAAGGCGCAGCGGGCCGTGCATACCCACGTCCCGATTCAGATTGTGCGATCCGTGGAGGAGGCGCTCGCGCTCTATGGGACGTCCCCGGTGCGATCCGCGTTCGTGCGGGAGGTCTGCCGATGACGGACCACGCCCGCGCCCGCCTGCAGGGGCTGATTGAAGGACGATCACGAAGATCATGGTGCGCGAAGGAAGCCTGCAAGGTAATTCGGGAGTGTCGATTTACCGCGTCAACGAGGAATGACCACATGAGCAACGAAACGCCGAAAACGGAAATCCTCATCCACCTCTGTGGTGGCCCGCACGCACGGCGCTGTCCCGTGGATGGCGGTGAGCACGACATGTCGGCCGTCGTGCGATTCAAAGACGGCGGCTCGGTTGCGTGCGCGAAGTGCGGCGTGACGGCGATGGAACTCGACTTGATGGAGATGCCGTGATGTTAGGACAACCGTGGTACGAACGGCACGACGACGACGAATACTTCGACGAGATTGTCATTCGCACCGTGCCCCGCTGGAAAACCAGCGGCATGAGCGGCGACGAATGGCGGGTAAGCGCCCACGTCACGATCAAGCGCAAAGGACACACCGTTTACGAGACGGGCTTCAACAAGATCCGGGCGGCGGCGGCCTTCCTGCCCAGCCTCCTGTTGGCCCTCTTTGAACGCGAAGATGTGACACGACTGCCGGATGCCCTCGATCATTCGCTCTGTTTTCAGCCGGGATGTGACAAGCCGGCCGTGTCCGTCTACAGGCTGAAGCACGACTATTGCCAAGGCGGCCACAAGCACGACCTACACACCGAGACGCGGCTCGCGTTCTGTCAAACGCATCTCGAACGTGGCGATTGCGGGCTGAAGGATGCCGATTCCAACTATGAGGTCGTGAGCGGTCCAGGGCCGGAGGATGCCGATTTAACCGGCGCGACCATCAGCGAATCACAGCGGGTCGAAGTCCACGTCAACAGCATTGACGAGATTCCAGGCGTCGTGGCGAAGGTGGCTAAGGAGTTCAACGCCCCAACGCCGGGGAACGAGTGAGATGGGTGACGCGGTAAGTCGCAGGGTCGGATACCTGTCGGACGCCTTCGCGGGAAAGGATTTGAATTTGTCTCTTACGCTTGGAGCCTCGCAGGCGTCTCCCCCAGGAGAAGAAGTGAAGTGAGTCGCGTCGAATTGATTGCGGAGTGCAGCACGAATTGCGGCGGCTCGATCCCGCTGGCCAAGGAGTTCATCGCGCGCTTCGCGGAAGCCGGGGCGACCTTTGTCAAATTTCAGACGACGCGCGTACGCCATCTCTCGCCAGCGGATCCCCAGTACGACTGGTTCGCCAAGGCGGAGTTGAGTGATGCCGCCCATCACGAGCTGCTGGCTGAGTGTCGAGCCCATAATGTCGGCTTTCTCACGACGGTCTACCATCCTGACGAGGTGCCCTTTCTGGTCGCACTCGGGTTGGGCACGATCAAGGTCGGGAGTGGGGAAGCGGGATCCTGGCCGCTCTCGCGGGCCTTGGAGTTGTCGCGCGTGCCGCGGGTGCTCGTCGGCTCTGGTTTGCTCGCGCCGGAGAGTGCGGGGCATCCGTTCCAATACGTGACGAATGCGACGTATCTGCGCTGTGTGACGCTGTATCCGTGCGACGCCTGGAGGGCGGATCTTGAGCTCGCGAAGGGGTTCACGATGAGGACGCGCGGCTGGAGTGATCATTGTGTGGGGCTCGGCGGGGTCGAAGGGGCGCTGGCCCGCGGCGCGTCGATCATTGAAGTGCACGTCTGTCTGCCCAGCCAGGCTAGGCCCGTGCAGCCGTGGGAGAAATCCATCGAGGACGTGCGCGCGATTCACGCGCTGATTCAACAGGCGCCCTATCAGCGCTTTGTCGGGCGGTGGACCGCGTGAGCCACCCCGCGCTGACCCATCTGCCGAAAGGGTGGGTCCACCACGGGGAGCAGATCCTGGCGTTGCTCGAGCAGCACCAGCCCGCCGTCGTGGTGGAGCTCGGGACGCACTACGGCGCGTCGGCGATTGCGATGGCGCGGGTGGTCCGGCGGTGGGGCGGGACGATCACCTGTGTGGATACGTGGTACGGGGTGCCCCGGCCGGGCCGGCCGATGAAGCCGGTCAAGATCCTGGCCTGCGCGTCCAATCTCGTGATTGCGGATGTGAGCGCGTCGATCCGGTTGATCTGCAGTCAGACGGTGCCCGCCGCCGCGCGCTGGCAGGGGCCGATTGATTGTCTGTATGTCGATGCGGACCACTCGGAGGCGGGCTGTTACGCGGATCTGGTGGCATGGGGCGTTCACGTCCGATCGGGCGGCCTCCTCTTGGGCGATGATGGCGACCATCCGAAATATCCGGGCGTGCGGATCGCGTGGGAGCGGTACGCGGCGGGGATCGGGATGGCGTTGACATTCGGGGAGCCGCACGACACGACGCCGCCGGGGATGCGCCTCGTGTCCGGGATCAAGCCGTGAGGCGCGTCTGTGTGGTGCTGACCGCGCGGGCGAGTTGGGCAAAATTGCAATCGTTGTGTCAGGCGCTCTCGCTCAGGGCAGACGTCGAACTCCAGATCGTGTGTTGCGCCTCCGCCCTGCTTGAGCGATACGGCAACGTCTCCCTCATCCTGGAGGCGCAGGGGTTTGCGATCACCGAGCGTGTCTACAGTGTCTTTGAAGGCGCGACGCTCGAGACGACGGCCATGGAAGTCGGGGCCCTGCAGGAAGCCTTAAGTCGAACGTATGCCAGGCTCAAGCCGGACGTGGTGGTCGCGTGCGCGGATCGGCGTGAGATTCTCGCCGTGGCGGGTGCGGCGCGGATGCAGGAGATTCCGATCGCCCATATCCAGGGTGGCGAATTGTCGGGCAGTGTGGACGATGCTATCCGCAATGCCGTGACGCAGTTAGCCACGGAACACTTTGTCTGCACGACCCGTGCAAAGCATCGGGTCTATGGCCTCACGGGACGGTGGGAGCATATCTGGCACGTCGGCTGTGGGTCCATCGACGTGGCGCGCGAGGCCCTCGATACGCCGAAGGTGACGTTTGCGGAGATCGGGGGCGTCGGCTACACGTTCGATCTGACCGAGCGGTTTGTGATCGTGCTCCAGCACCCCGTCACGAGTGAAGTCGAGCAGGCCGCCGCGCAGATGCAGACGACGCTGGACGCCACAGTAGGCCAGCGCCGGATCGTGTTCTGGAGTGGGCAAGATGCGGGCGCGGAGTCGATGGCCAAAGTGCTGCGCATGACACCGGATATTCATACCGTCCGGAACTTACCGCCGCAACGCTTCTTACGTCTGCTTACGCAGTGCGCGTGCCTCGTGGGGAACTCGTCCTGTGGGATCCGTGAGTCTTCATGGTTAGGGATTCCTGTTGTCAACGTCGGATCGCGTCAAGCAGGTCGTGAACGTGGCCCTAACGTGATCGATGTGCCGCATGACGTGACGCGCATCCGGGCGGCTATGGAGACACAGCTGGCCCACGGGCGGTATCCGTCGAGTCGGTTATATGGTGACGGCCATGCGGGAGAACGGATATGCGACGTGTTGCTGCAGTTGCCGATCGGTTCTGGGCCAAAGTCACACCCGGCGCCACGTGCTGGCTCTGGACCGGCGCTCAGTACCACGACGGATACGGAGCGTTCACTTGGGCCCGAGGGGATACCCGCCGTGCGCATCGTGTCGCCTGGGAATTAGCCAACGGGCCTATCCCCGAGGGCTACCAGTGCTTACATACCTGCGACACGCGGTTGTGTGTGCGCGTGGCCCATCTCTTTCTCGGCACGAACGCGGACAATATCGCGGACCGGATGCAGAAAGGGCGCTCGTCGCATAAGGGCGCGGCTGGCGTCCGAAATCGCACGGCGAAGCTGTCCGATGACCACGTGCGGCAGATTCGCGCACTGTGTCAAGACGCCACCCTGACGTGCGGGCAAATTGGCGCGATGTTCGGGGTGGGCAAGAGTGCTATTCGACACATTCGCCACGGCCGTAATTGGAAGCACGTCGCATGAGCACGTACGCGCTTGTACCGGCGAGGTACGGCAGCAAAGGGGTGCCGAATAAGAACTTCCGGCCCCTGGCTGGCGGGTTGTCCTGCGTGGATCGGGCGCTGCTGTGCGCGCGAGAGGCCCATGTCCCTGCCTCTCAGATCGTGTTGTCCACCGATGCCGTGTATCCCGATGAGCCGCCCGATGATCGGATCAGTTTCCGTTATCTCGCCCGCCCGCCCGCGCTGGCCCTCGACATGACGCCGATGGTGGACGTGGTGCGCCATGCGGTGGATGCGTACCCTGGTGCTCCTGACGATATCTGGCTGATTTTGCAGCCCACGCAACCCTTCCGGACCCCCGCCCATGTCCAGGCGGCGATCGCGCTCCTCGAGGCCGGCGCCCGGTGCGTGGTGAGCGTGACCCCCGCGACCTCCCCCGACAAACTCTGGAAACAGGACGTGCACGCGGGGGCGATGTATCCGTGGGCGGACACCGCCGTGATCGAGCGCCGGCAAGACGCGCGGCCTGCGTTCAGAGCTGATGGGACGGTCTACGCCTGGCGCCGGCGGGATGACTATTGGGGCTGGCCGTTTACCCCGCTGCTCATTCCCCAAGATGAGACGTGCCCGTTAGATACCCTGCAGGACTGGGCCGAGGCCGAGCGCCGCCTCCGTGACAGGATAGGTCACATCGCCGAACCGCAGCGTGCGGGGTGAGCCCCAAGCGCCTCGGCTGGTTGAGCATTACGGACTACGCCGACGCCTACGGCACCTCCCGCCACACCGTCGCCAAATGGCTCGCCGCCGGCCTCCTCACCTCCTTCCGCGTCGGCCGCCACATCCGCATCCAGGACGAACCCCCCGCCGTGTCCAAATCCCAGGAATTACGCAATACGAAAGCAAGGGCTAAGTTAGGCCTCTAGAGGTCACCGACGGTCATTCTGTCACGCACCCTCTAGCTATTCCGCTCTCTTACAGCGCACTCTCTCAGTGGGGCCTTGCGCTGAGCGCAACAGGCGCGAAGAAGGCCCCCCGGGCACCAGCCCGGACCTCCCCTCGTCCACGATGGCCAAATGCTTAACCGACCAATCGCAGCTCAGCGATGACGATAAGGCCCTCGTCCTGACCCTCGCCCAACGCGACCTCTCCCAAGCTGAAATCGCCCACATCGTTGGTTGTCACCAGACCAGCGTGGGTCGCTGGCTAAGTCGGTTCGAATCCACCGTCACCGTGGCCCGGAAACGAGGGCTTAACCGCGCTCTTGAAGTTGTGGATGCCGCCTTCGATGGGGCTGTAAAGGCCGCGAAAGACGGCAAACCCGAGCACGCGATGGAGTTAGCGGACCGTGTGGGTGCGGTGTTGAAGCGTCAGGCGGAGGCGAGCTCGAGCCAGGTGCAGATTGTGATCGGCATGCCCGGGCAGCCCATAGGGCCTGACCCGGTGGTTAACATAATCTCGTCTTATCAGACGCAAACAGAAAGCGTAGGCCTTACGAGTCAGTCACTTGCGGGCACGCTCGATAGTGGTTTCGCGGGCGAAAGTGGGGGGCGAAAGTAGGTGGGGCAGGCGAAGGCGGCTGGGCTTGACGTGCCGTTGGATGGTCTCTGCGCGGTTGATGGCTCGGTGCTTCTCGAGGTAGCGAGCCGCCCGCCTGAGCGCTGCAGCGTTGTCCTTGAACATGCCGAGACCTGCGTTGCAACACCGACAGATGCGCTCCCTGCTGTAGCCGGTCGCGTGGTCATGGTCACGTACTAAGTCGGTAGAGCGCAGGCAAAGAGGACACATGGGCCGCATGGTATCACTGGCCGTGACCAGGGGCCGGGCCTTCCGGGAACGACCTTCGGTGGGGGGCCCCACCCGTAGCTCGCGCCCCTCGGCGCGGAGAATTTTTCACCGGGTGACGAACGGATGAGCTGGTAATGGCGGACACGAATCAGCGGCTGCTGGTGGAGATTGCGGCGGATCGGGCGACGCAGGAAGCGGCGCAGCCGGCGCAGCGGTTGGATTCGACGGGGATTTTTCTGGCGAATCTGCCGGGGTGGCGGAATGCGTTGGTGGAGGGGCGGGCGCGGGATCTCAACACGGTGATTCAGATTGCGCTCCCGTAGTGGCGGGCGCGGTCTGTTGCTGGTGCGGGACGGGGTTGGGGCAGGACGCCGGGGGGATCTGGTGGTGCCCGCAGGCGGGGTGTTGGCGGCGGCAGCAGGAGCACGGGCTCGGGGTGGCGGGGGCGGGGGGGGCGTGGACGTGGCTGTATGTGCCCACGCCGAAGCAGGTGGAGTTTGACGCCTGTCCGGCCCGGTATGTGTTGTATGGGGGGGCGGCGGGGCCCGGGAAGAGTCACGCGGCGCGGTGGGCGCTGTATCGGCGGTGTTTGCGGCAGCCGGGGTATGAGGCGTTGATTTTGCGGCGCACGTTTCCTGAACTCGAGAAGACGCATCTGCGGCGGATGGCGGCGGAGGAGTGGGACCTGAACGGGCGGCCGGCGGACCGGAAGAGTCGCCCGCACGCGGAATTTGTGGAGAGCAAGCGGCTGATGCGGTTTACCAACGGGTCGATGATTGAATGCGGGCACATGGATGATGCCGCCGCGGTGTCGAAGTATCTGTCGACCGAGTATCACTGCATCGTGCCCGATGAAGGCTCCACGTTCGAACCGAATCCTCTGCTCGAATTGAGCACCCGCGCGCGGCGTGTCTCGCCTGATGGGACCGAGAAGGGCAAATTCTGGGTGGTGAGCAACCCGGGCGGGCCGGCCTCGGCGACGTTGCTCGATTTCTTTATCGACCACCAGCCGGATTTTGACCGCTATCCGAAGCTGCGCGACAAGTACGACCCGGCGCAGTGGGTCTTTGTCCCCGGGCGCCTGGATGACAACCCGTATCTGGATCCCGACTACGAAGCGAGCTTGGCGGTCCTGCAGCCCTGGCGCTATGAGCAGCTCCGGAATGGCGATTGGCGCGTGTTTTCGGGGCAGTTTTTCTCCGAGTGGCAGGAACGGATCCACGTGGCGACGCTCGAGCCCTCCCGGGAGGCGCGCTGGTTCCGGTCGCTCGACTGGGGCCGCAATCAACCGGGGTGCGTCCTCTGGTGGGCCCAACTCGCCGACCATGCGCTGTATCTGCGCCGGGAGTGGAAATTCCAGGGGATGAGCGAGCAGGAAGTGGCGGTGGGGATTCGGGCGATTGACCGGGAACTCGGGCTCGAGCGGCTGGCGTATACCGCGGCGGACCCCTCGATCGTCAACCAGACCGGGGCGACGCATCAGCAGGGGAGCTTTCAGGGGCAGTCCATCGGGGAAACCCTCGGGCACTACCACGTCCCGGTCGTGAAGGCGGACAACGACCGCTTCAACGGCTGGGGGCGCTGTCATGCCCTCCTGCGGCTCGCGCCGAGTGGCGTGCCGTGGCTCCAGGTGCACCCCGACTGCCGGTATCTGATCCGCTCGATTGCCGGCGCCGTGAGCGACCCGAAGGATCCGGACGATGTGGACACGGCGAGCGACGATCACGCGCTGGACGCGTGGCGGTACGGGGCGATGAGCCGGCCGCATCCACTCGGCACGAAGAAGGCGCGCGTCCGGTACGCCGAAGGGACAATGGGGGCCTTGCGTCACGCCGTGACGCCGGGATCCCGCCGATTGGGATCAGAGAGCGTGCGCCGTGCCAGCTGATCCGAAATTCTGGCGCGGGGAGCTCGCGCGGTCGAAAGCCGTCGCCGAGCCCCTCTGGCCCGGCTGGCAAACCAACGTGGATTACTACACCGGCACGAGTGCAGACGCTCGCGACGCCCTGGCGAGTAACCGCGATTACGTGAACATCAACGCCGATTTCTACCAGGTCGAACTCAAACGCGCGCAACTGTTCTTCGAACGCCCGGATCTGCAGCTCGAGCGGAAAGGCACCTTCTTCCTCGCCGATCCGATGAACCCGGAAGGGAAGCGCGAAGCCACGGCGGAGGAAATCGGCGTCTTGCTCCATGCCCACAAGATCCTGCTGAATGAACTCCTCGGCCCGGACCATGCGGACGTGCTCACGACCGTGAAGCTCGCGCTGAAGGATTGCTTGTGCCCCTCCGGGTTCGGCGCGACCAAGATCGGGTACGAGCCGACCGTCGAAGAGATGGCCCCGCCGCCGCAACTCGGCGACATGATGGGCCTCAAAGAGACCATCAGCAAACCGATTCACGAATCCTGGTACTGGAACAGGATCCCGGCCAAGAAATACCGGATTCCGGCGGAGTTCTCCAGCACCGATTACGACAAAGCGCCGTGGCTGGCGATGGATTTCCGGATGCCGCTCACGCTCGGTCGCCGCGCGTTCACCCTGCCGCCGGATTTTCAGGGCACGCGCACCCGTGACGATCGGCTCCTGAACGATCAGGCGCAAGGCAACGGGGCCTCGGATCTCGCCTATCTCGACGGCACCGAGCTCTGGTACTACGCCGCGCAGGTGGACGGGGACGCGATCCATCCGCAGCTGATCCGCCGCCATGTGCTCGTGGAGGGTGTCGAGGCGTTTGTCGAAAAAAGCGTCGACTCGCCGTACCAGACGCTGCTGCCGACGGGCCGGCTCTCGGGCGATTCGATGATCGGGTTTCCGCTGCACGTCTGGACGCTGCGCGACGTGCCCGATAGCGCGTATCCGCCGAGCGATTGCACGATGACGCGGCCCCTGGTGCGCGAGTTGTGCACCTTCCGCACGCAGATGGTGCAGGCGCGCGACGCGAACCGCCCGCGCGTGCTCTATGACGCGAGCAAGCTGACACCCGAGACGATCGACAAGATCGCCGCGGGCACGCTCGGTGACTTGATTCCGGTCGAAGAGGGGGCGCTGGCGCAGGGCATCGGCGCGATCATGCAGCAAGTCGCCCCGGCCACGACCCCGCGCGAAACCTTCACCGCGAACGATTACATCCAGCGGGACCTTGATAAAACCCTCGGCATCGACGCCGCCGGGGCGGGGATCGCGGATGACGCGCAAGAGTCCGCGACGAAGACGAACGAGATCAGCCGGAACCGGAACGTGCGGATCAACGCCGAACAGCGGCAAGCCTTGGGGATCTATCTCAAGGGTGTGGCGAAATTCTCGGCGCTCGTCCTCCGCTACATGACCCCGGAACTCGCAACCCCCTATGTCGGCGCGCAAGCCGCGCAGCTCTGGGGCGCGTGGGACAAGCAAGGCACCGACCACCGCATCGCGTTTGATGCGAAGCCGGATTCCCAGTTGAGCCTCGATGCCGCCGTGCAACGCAAGTTCTGGCTCGATATCTATCAGTTTGTCGTGAATGACCCGGGCGCGAACCGCACCGCGATCCTGAGCAAGTTGATCGAAGTCGCGGGCGAAAATCCTCAGGAGTTCCTGACGTCGGAAGTGCCCGAGGAAAAGCCGAAGAGTAATTTTACGTTTGCGTTCAAGGGCGAAGATCTCATCGGGCCGCAAGCCCCGATCGTGCTCGAGATTCTTGCGCAGAACGGCTTGGAGATTTCCCCGGCCGCGCTCGCGTCGTCCCAAGAGCAGATGCTCCAGGCGCAGGTGCTCGGCGTGCGCGATGCGAGCGGCGCGCCGGTGCCTGCCGCGACGAAGACACCCGCGCCCCACGGGGGGCCGGCGGAACAAGTGCGCCCCTTGAGTCAGCAGACGGCGGACCGGAGCAACAACCGGCCCGCGCCGCAGGAAGTAGGTGCGTGATCCCCACGTACGATATTAGATGCGCGGATGGGCACGAAGAGGAAGTCCTCACGTCGGTGGAGGATTGCGCGTGTCCGTGCCCGATCTGCGGCAAAGTCACCGAGCGCGTGTGGCGCGCGAAGCGGCGGGCCATCATTCCCGACGACATTCCGGGCGGCTTCGTGCAAGAAAACTTCGGCGATCAGCCGGAAACCTTTTACAGCTGGTCCGCGATGGCGCGCCGCGCCGAGCAGTTGCAGCTTGAGCCGCGGATCCGCTACGCGGGCCCCGGGGATCGGGCGTGCAGCAATTGGGACGTGCCCTCGGCCTACACCTTGGAACAGGCGGCGATCCTCGTCGCGCGCGTGGCCGAACAATCCACGGCGAGCGATCCCGCCGTGCGGTGCGAGACCTTGCAGATGAGTATTCGGACGATCCCATGTGGGAAGGGGTAATCGTGGCCCTGATCCTGGCCGTGTTCGTGGGCGTCGCGGTGTTGCGGGCGCATCTATGAAATGGATCCCGATCACCACGCATCACCGCGGGCGGGTCGGCTTCCGGCCGCGCCGCGTCTCGATCCTCGCGCGCGGCGGCTCGATCGTGGCACGCGTGCGGGCGTGGTGGCGGGAGATGAATGATTACCAGACGTATCGCGCGTATGTCGCGCGGCGGCTGTGGAAACGGCTTGGGCGATGACGTGTTCCTGCGCGACGCCGAAACCATGGCGTCGGCCGAGCAATGTCGTGATTTGTGCGGTGTGTGGCCTGCCCTTGCCGGCGGCCCCCGCGCCGAAACGGGATCGCCCATGACGTAACACGCCCTCTGACCGCCTGACTCGGGCCCGCTTGATCCGCGGGCCGACAAACCGTGTGCCTCACGGGTCAGCGGACAACAGGCTCAAGAGATGAAGGCGCTCTGTCGGCCGCGGGAGCCTCCCCCGCGTGACTCCC